ACAGTATCAATTAGAAATAGCAATACCTGTAACTGGAAATAGTTTACCAACGATGGCTCCACTATATGCGGTAACTTATGGCGGTCAAACAATGCTAAGCGAAGACAGTTGTTTTACAGGTCCTTGTACGCATACTATATACAATTATAATATGACTACAGGTATGCCGTATGATACGATTACAACATGTATTAGTTATACCTTAACAGATTCGTTAGGTTATGTTGATACGCTAAACTGTTGCTTTAATCAAGTATGGGACGGGCAAGCTTGGATGAGAATGACTATGGGTACTGTTGGTATAGAAGAATTAAATTCTACTATGATTGGTGATAATAAAATCTATGATGTTTATGGAAGACTAAAAGGCCACTCATAGAGTGGTCTTTTTTAGTTAAATTATATTCCTAAGTCTTTATGAAGAACTTTCATAAAACCATCAAAGGTATGTTTTCCATAGTCTTCTCTTAATATCTTTCCAATTGCTAAAGCAAAATCCGTATAAGACATTGAATCATCTATCTTAATCATTGCTTTATCCATTGCTTTTGCTAATGCATCTGATTTTTTAGATTCATCTATATTTGAAGTTTTCCAATGTTCACTATCACCTTCACCGCGAGTAGGATGTACATCATTAAAGCCTTGGTATTCTGGTGTACCAAATGCATTGGTTTCCATCCCAGCCATTTCATCCCAGTAGTTTTTAAAATCTTTTACCGTACCTTTGTAGTGGCGGATCTTGTTTAAGTCTTCCCTTTCCTGGTTATTTTCCATCACTTGCCAAATTTTTGTTTAAGTTTATGGATTTCTGTTTGTACCTTTAAACCTTCAAGGTCAATTTTATCCATTTTGATTTTTAATTCATATAAAGCAATTGCATAATTATCGCCTCTATCTTGAGCAGCTCTATATCTTTGGATATTTTCTTTTTCCCTAGCCTTTAATCTTGCAGCAGCTTCACTAGGATTAAATTCATAATCAGAAGCTTCATTTAAATAATTTTCAAATTTAGGTATCATTATACTTTATAGTTTTTAAGAAGTTCTTTTAGTTCTACAATATCAGCAGGATTTAATTGTACATAATTTCTACCTATGTTTATTTGCATACATTTTCTACCTAGCCCAAAATCTTCAATATCCTTAGGTCCAACAAAGGTAGTTATCTGTGCATTTGCATCACCTTTAATTCCTGCTTGGTTCCAAGAACTAATATCAGTTCCTTCATTAAGAGTAGATTCAGACATAGCAGAATAATTTTCGCATGCTTCATCAATCTTATCATTAATATGTTTTTTAGCTTCTTTGATATATGCCTCAGCAGTGTGATCTGGGTTATCATTAGATTCATAACTATTTGCTTGTTCTGCTACATGATTTGAGCATTGTTCAACTGGCCCAACGATAGCGTCCATACTATACCCAGTGTTTTTGTATCCACCGCCTAAACCAAAGTCGGCTGCATTGCTTGCTCCAAAACCAACAGGTATAAAATCTTCAAATAAAGGTACCTTTTCCATAATATTGTTATTTTGATTATATATTCATAAAACTAAGTCTTATTTTTGTATATAAAAATAAACAACCCATTATGAAAGATTTTTATAGAACATCTGCAGGAAGGAGATTCTTTGAACAAGATGTACCTGCATTAATTGAAACTTTAGGAAAAATATCCACACAGTTAGAAAGGTCAAATGATATTGCAGAAAAGAAAAGAAGAGTAGACGAAAAATTAAAGAAGCTCCAAATTAAAGAATCTAATAAAGTTCCAACAGGAAAGCCTAATAATTTACTCGGACTGTAATGCCTAGTAAAGATATTACATATAAGCAATTTGTTGCTCACATGGATAAGGGTAATAAAGTTTATATGAAGAAACCTAGATCATGGCAAAAAGTTTGGTTTTGGTGGGAAAGCAAAAAAGAAAAATGGTTTTTAAATAAAGCCTTTGATAAAAGAGAAGATGGTAGAGTAGAACCAGAACCTTCAGTATGGATTACTGCTAAACAAATGGAAAGCCACCTAGATCACATGGTAAGGCAAGGATATAAATATTATATAGATGAGTAAATTATTATTAGGTTTTGCATTGTTCTTTTTAGGGCAAGCTGCAATATGGTTTCAAACAAACGGTCAATTTGTTTGGCCTTGGTTTAAAAAGAATCCTTTTTTAGTATCATTAACAATGGGAACTGTTATAAGTTACATTTTAATTTATGCTACTAGATTTATGGTTGAGTATTATGATGGGTTATTATGGCCAGGTAGATTTATTGCCTTTGGTTCTGGTATTATTTCATTTACATTTTTAACATGGTACTTTCTTGGTGAAGGTATTACTACAAAAACAATAGTATCACTGTTCTTAGCATGTAGCTTAATATGTATACAGTTATTCTGGAAATGAAAGATCCTTATAAGATATTAGGGGTAGATAGAAATGCTACTGATGATGAAATTAAAAAATCATATAGAAAATTAGCAAAAGAGTATCACCCTGATAAATCTTCAGGCAACGAAGAAAAATTTAAGGAAATTGCAGATGCATATGATATTTTAACAAACCCTAAAAAGAAGGCTCAAATGGATGGAAATCCGTTTGCTAATTTTGAAGAAGCTTTCTTTGAAGACTTTATAAAAAATTCAGGTGGCAACTTTGGCAACTTTGGTGGTTTTTCTGGAAGAAGTGGGTTTAATACTAAAGGGCAAAACATCACTGCACAAATTCATATTACTTTAGAGCAAGCATACTACGGCTGTAATAAAGAAATAAGATTAGGTACAAAAACTGTAAGTGTTGATATTAAGCCCGGTATAAAACCTGGTCAAAGAATGAGGCTTAAGGGATTAGGGCAAAGAGGGATGACTGAAGAACTGAACGGTGATCTTATTTTAACTATACATGTGCAAGATGATCCTAATTTTTATTTAGACCAAAAAGGTTTACATACAATTAAGCACATAGATTTATATGATGCATTACTTGGTAGTAAAGGGGAAGTAAAGGTTTTTGACAAAACTATAAATTACACAATACCTAAATGTGTAAAAAATGGAACCATGCTTAGAATAAAAGGCAAAGGATTCCCTGCTTATAATAATCCTCAAATCATTGGGGATTTATTTGTTAACATCTTAGTTGACTTACCTAGTAATCTAACCGATGAACAGGAAGAATTAATAAAAAAGGTAAAGCATTTACATTATGAATAATATTTTAGTTACCGGTGGTGCCGGATTTATTGGATCAAATTTAATTAAATCTTTAATTAAAAAACATAAAAATATTAATATTGTTTCTTTGGACAATTATTTTACCGGGAGTATAGAAAATCATATAGAAGGGGTTGAATATATTCAGGGCAACACGTGGGATGCTAATATTATTTTTAAGAATAGAACCTTTGATACTGTTTTTCATTTTGGTGAATATAGTAGAATAGTTCAATCATTTAGAGATATAAACACAGTAAGTAAATCTATCTTATATGGAACACCTACTATTCTGAACTTATGTAAACGATGGAATGCTAAATTAATTTATTCAGCGTCATCTTCTAAATTTGGTAATGATGGTAAAGATGAAAACCTTTCACCATATTCTTGGATGAAGTCTAAGATGGTAGAACTAATTAAAAACTATGGAGAGTGGTTTAATTTAAAATATGAAATATGTTATTTCTTTAATGTTTACGGACCAGGGCAAATAATGTCAGGTGACTATGCAACTGTTGTAGGTATTTTTGAAAGGCAATTTAAAGCTGGTAAAAAATGTACGGTGGTTTATCCTGGTACACAGAGTAGAGATTTTACTCATATTAATGATATTGTTAGTGGATTATTATTAGCATCACAGAGAAATGATAACTATGAATGGTATTTAAGAAGTGGTATAAATGTTACAATGATTGACTTAGCAGAAATGTATGGTGATTGGGAAATGATTCCTGAAAGAAGAGGTGAAAGATTTACAAGTGAATATTTTGAATCTGATACTGAAGAAAAACTAAGATGGAAACCTGTACATAGTTTAACTGAATGGATTAATAATATAAAGAATGGACATTAACGACGAAGAATTTATGAAGTCTTTATTAGACCAATTAGAAAATACTAGTTGGGATCAATATATGAACCTATGTTATAATACCATAATGATGTTTCCTGACCAGGTACTTCAGTATGATGAAAAAACCGCTAAACATAAAATTAAAAGTTTAGATAGAATTTTACTACACTTTGAAAGTAAAGAAGATTTTGAAAAATGCGCAAAGCTTAAAGAGATACAAGATAAGCTAAAAAATTGTTAATAACTTTTAGAAAAAAGTCCTAGAAAAATTTTCAATTCCCAATTTTTTTTATTATATTTATAATATAATTAAATAAACGGAATATGACTGAATACACAAA